ACCCGCATAACTTGACATCAACCCCCAATATGACATGGCAAACTATACACTGACAGAAAACGGCAGCACGGCGGCTTTCCCCTTCCAGGGCGAAGGCACTATCGCGGCTTATAAAACTTTCGACGGCGGGACGATCACGGTCGAAGCGTCATTTGACGAAGGCGCAACCTGGATAGCTCAGACGGACGGCACATTTACCGCAAAAGACTCTATCAATATCCGCATCGGCCCATGCCAACTTCGCTTTACGTTATCGGAGGCAGGTGCTTCCACTGACATCGATATTTCTTTCGTTGGAAACGACGTGCGCAAATCTAGCCGAATTGATTAAATGTCAATCTACGCAACCATCAGCAGCACGATATCTAAAACGATCAGCGGCACGATAGGATTCGGGCAGTCTTATTTCAAGCTGGGCCGCGTGATCGACCTGTTCACAAAAATTACCAGATCCGACACCACCATCGCCGACCAGTCCGGCAATGGCCTAGACGCGACCCTGCTCAGTGGCCGCTACCCGACGCTCGATGCAGCGCAGGACGCGATCACCTACGCGACTGACTACGCCTCCGCCTCTCGCACTGCCACGGTAATGATGCGTGTGACGAGCCTCGGCAACAGAACGCTAGGCGCATTCACATTTTCGCCGTCCGCGATCAACGTCTGGGAGCTACTGACCGCATCCGCGACGATTGCGGGCAACATCGCATGGGAGGCAGGCTCCGACTGCGACATATCCGACCTCCGCATCTACGAGGACGGCGTCGAGGTTGACCGCTGGATACACGCCGAGTTGGAGACGGGCGATCCCGACGGACTGCCTGTGGCTAACAGCATACGTCCGCTGGCGACGGGCACTTACAGAGGCGGCTCGTTTAGCAGTGGTGAGCCGACGATCCTGCAAACGGCGGCGATGAATTTTAATGAGCGAATGCTATTTGGTGACAGCTACGTCGTGCTAGAAAACACTGGGACAGGGGCAGCTAAAGCCATCGACCTTAATGACAGCTTTGAGATTTCTTTTGATTTTATCGCCGCAGAAAGTGAGTCGGCCTATTTGATAAATAATTACCAGAGTCCCGGCGGCAATCACTTGCTTATCCACATAGATCCTAGTGGATCGGGAGTGAGTATCGAGTTTAGCGTTGATGATGACGTAAATCCAACCGCTGGCGAAAGCGGAGAACTGGCACTCGGAGTGAAATACTCTTGCCGCTTAGTTCGCGACAAGGGTGCCACCGTAAAGCTTTTTGTTAATTCCGCCGAGGTTGTCTCTGCTACTGATATCACCACGGGTTCCGTTCTTTCAGATAAACCTTGGACCTTTGGAGCAAGAGCGGAAAACACCGTAAGTGAAAGATTTCACGGACTGTTGTGGAATATAAAATTCTACGACAATTCTGGCACTCTAATTCACTCCTACGCTGGCGACGGAGCCACGAACGCGGCATGGGTCGATCATACTGGCGACGCTGACGGAACGGTAGGCGGCTCCCCCTCAGCATTGCTCGTCCCCGTTTCCGACACCGACCCAACCCTCGACGCATACGGAGTTCCACTAACATTCCTCCGCACGCCGAAAACGCTCAACCTGACAGACGGAGCCTCCGCGCAAATCGCAGCACCCGTGCCAGACCCCATTAAAACCGTGGCAAACTGGATCTGGCACGACGGCAGAGCAAAGACTCACATCGACGGAGGTAACTGGACAGTCGGCAGCACGACCACCGCGCTCACTTCGACAGGGTTCACGGGCGCGGCGTATTTCGTCAACGGCGTGAGCGGCACGACGCTGAGTGCAGGCTGGAATCATGTGATGGTCGCCTCCACCGCTGAGCTGACCACCGCTGATATTGATTTTACAAATGTGCAGGCGCACTTTCTGGCCTACCCCACCATGGAGGTCGCGGACACTGCGCTGCAAAATTTCAACGCAACCAAATCTGAATACGGACTATAATTATGAACCGCCACCTTTTTATACTTATCAACATTGTCGCGTTCCTAATCGGCGCGGTGACCGTGATAATCATTGCACAATTATGAGCAACAATCGCAGATACATCCTACTCTCGAAAGCCAACATCAACGAATATCCGTTGATGCAGGAATTTATTGACAATCGTAAACCCTACGTGGCGCGGCCTGACGACGCACCCGAGGACTACGAGCCTGTGCTGATGAACCCGACCGACCACACGGTTCGTGACGGGATCGACGCTCTGGGGATTGATATCACCTGGCTCGATGATCCAAAAGACGGCACTGCGCCTGTGCGAGTGGACGAGGCGGACGCTAACCATGGGGTCATCGGCCTCTGGGACGTGCTGGACAGCGAGCTATTCCCATTGATTTACGCAGCCAAGCAGCAGGGTAATGTTCGCTCTGCGAGCATGACTCACGCTTACCTTTCCATTTATATGAAAACAGGCGTCTGCCCTACGTTGTAATATGAGCGAAGACGAACAGAAAAACGACAGCATTAAAACGCTGGCTGCCATAATCACTGCGATAGGGATGATTGTGCTAGTGCCCCTTCAAACTTGGACACTATTGCAAACCGTGGACCAGGGGAACCGGCTCACGAAGCTGGAGACCTGGGTCGGGGATGGTCGGCAATACTCTGAAGGGGACGCGCTCAGAGATTTCGGGGTCATCATAACTGAGTTAAGCCGGAACGCTGAAGGCATCGAACAAAATCGGCTCAGCATTCGCAACCTTGAAACCCGCCCATGACCGCTCGCAACGTTATTGCGGTTGCCGCATCCATAATACTTATGCTCTGCTCAGGATGTGCCACGCGCTCAATGCCGCAACCTACGGCAACGGTTGATATTTACATGACCGAGGAGGGCTTTTTAGTAATAACCGAGCGCGGCTCTAATGAGTCAGTCGCATACAGATTTAACATCGCAGAAATTCACCCCGAAACATCAACCCCATAATATCATGAACTGGATTACCGAAAACTACGTCACTTTGCTCGCCATCTTGGGCAGCATCTACGGACTAGCGACACTCGTTGCTGCCATCACCCCTTCCGATAAGGACAACAATTTTCTTGAAAAGGTTGGCAAATGGGCTGACAGAATCGGCCTTAATTTGAAAGGCAAGTAAGTGCCTATACTGACAGCACTGGCAAATCTCATACGCGCGCTTGCTGCCTACTGGGAGCTGCGACTCAAACGTTACGACCATGACATTATCGAGCAATCACGAAGCCGACTCGAAGCCCTGCAGGACCGGCTTACTGGCTTGCGAAATAGTGGTGATCCTGCTGATGCTTTGGTCGCTGACCGGATGCGCGACCGTATCCGCGCCGAAAAAAGATTCCTTAAACATCTACCAAACTCCAGTGCTACGCCTCCCGGCGGGGACGAAAGTGCAGACGGTTGATGGCGTTTACACAGCGCAGGAGGCTGAGGTATGGCATAGCGACTACCGCTATCGAGAGCTTGAGCGAAGTATTTTAAAATAGTTTCAAATATGTATTGACAGGGCGGTTTCCGTCGCTAGGTTGCTGTTATCGGAGGCAATCACGCCGAAGAGCCAAACTATTAAATATCAATATTATGAAAAACGAAATCACCACTGAAGGGCTTACCCAGTTGCACACATCGTTAATTAAAGGCTACGTCTCGCGCAAAAACGCTGACGGCATCGTGTTAAAATATAAAGGCCGGTTCGGCGAAGGCGTCCGCGTTCTCAGTCGAAATTTCGACAGCACACGATTCTGCTTTGTCACATATTTCGTAAAATAGTTTTTTTACACACAAAGCCTCGGCAGCTTGAGACTTCACGTTCTCCACAGACTGCCGAGGCTCCAATTTTAATAATAATGAATAATAAATATGTCAGATTTATCTACAGTCCTGCCGACTAAATCGGCCACCGTCGAGGCCATCGAAGCCTACTGGCTCAAGCGCGGGAAATCAGAAGAACCACGCGGCTACCTTGGCGCGTCGTCGATCGGCAAATCATGCAGCCGCGAGCTTTGGTATTCATTTAGGAAATGCTCAGAGCCTGACTTTAGCGGCAGACTCTATCGCTTGTTTAATCGCGGCCACCGCGAAGAGCCGACCTTTGTCGAAGAGCTGCGCGGCATTGGTTGCGAGGTGCATGAGTTTGACAGTAATGGCAATCAGTTTGAGGTGATTGCATGTGATGGCCATTTTAAGGGCCACACGGACGGCGCGGCTCTTGGCATACCAGAGGTGCCGAAGACGTGGCACCTACTCGAAATGAAGACGAGCAGCAAGGCACTTTTTGAGAAGGTGAAAAAGAATGGCGTCGAGAAGGAGAAGCCAGAGCACTTTGCCCAGATGCAGGTTTACATGCACCTGACCGGGCTCAAGCGGGCTCTTTATATGGTGGTCAATAAAGACACTGACGAACTTTACACCGAGCGTCTGCGCTACGACAGCACGAAGGCGCGGGCGATGATCGACAAGGCATCGAGCATAATCAATGCGACCAGTCCACCAGAGCGGATCTCTGAGCGCGAGGATTCCTGGGCCTGTAAATTTTGCGACGCCAAGGCACTTTGCCATGGTAGCGAGATTGCCGTGACAGTCCCTGCCCTGAGTTGCCGACAATGCGTCCACGCTTCGCCGGTAGCCGATGGCAAATGGCACTGCGCGGTCAATGGCAGCGACGCGACGAAAGTTTGCGATCAGCATTTATTCTTGCCTGGCCTAGTCCATTTTGCCGAGCCGACGGACTCACTGACCAACAAAGACGGCTCTGCTGTGATAGAGTTTACCTCTCACGATGGCACAGTCTGGCAACACGGGCCGGACAGAAGCGCGGGGCAGTATGATTCTAACATGTTGATAACGCTTCCAACCGTAACCTTTTTGACGGGCGGCGACAAGAAAGCCGAGTGGACAGTCGAAACCGCCACAAGGCCAAACCTCGAAGCCAAGTTTTCGCTGAAAGAGGAAGGCGTGATTTGCATCTGGAAAGGTCCGGTTGAAGATGTGCGCGGGGAATTTGATAGCCGCTATGCCGCGCCGATGACTAACCCTAGCCACACGCAGGAGGGCAACGGCTGGGCAGCGGCAGAATTTTGCGGCCAATTGTGCTGCGTAATAGTCTACGGCAAGACTGCCGAAATCAGGGAAACAAATATTCCCTTCTAACAAAAACGAGAAACGAAAAATGATAGCGACAAAAAATACAAAAGAAGAAAAAACGATGAAATATCCGTGCTTAAAAGAATTAGGCAAACCTCCGTGCTTAAAAGAATTAAGCAAACCTGGACTAATAGTATTATTTACCAGCGAAAAGTCAGGAGTAGTAGTGGTCGGAAACGGTATACATCCGATAGGAAGATACTCTAAGGCTTGGCTAGAGAGTTCATTCGTGAAATACACCGGAACAGTCACACTTGAAAACGATTAACACGATGAAAACACAAGAAACAATAAACGCAGTCCGCGCATGGGGTATTGAAAAAGGTATTACTGGTCCGGACGGCGCGCGGAATGAAAACGCGCAACTCGATAAGCTAATTGAAGAAGCTACAGAGCTTGCCAAATCGATTATAGTAAACGACCACGATGAGAAGATCGACGCTATCGGCGATTGCACAGTCGTCCTTATTCTAATGGCGGACATCATTGGAGAGACGTTTGAGGACTGCTTAGAGTCGGCTTACAATGTTATCAAATCTCGCACCGGTCGCATAGTCGAAGGTGCATTTATCAAAGACAACCAACCAACAAAAGGAGAATAAAATATGACCATAAAAGAACAGATCCGCGAGGCGGAAGAGAGCATTGAGCGAACGCTCGACGCGCTCGAAGAAGAAACGAACGTTCGAGCATTTCGGCTTACCGTTCTCTCGCAGCGAGGCGACGACGCTTCCATAAACATCACACCTGACGACAAGGGAGGGCGCTACACATGAGCTTTGACCTCAACAGCATCAAAAAAGGCGTGGAGCATAAAGCCCCGCGCATCGTTCTACTCGGAGTCGAGAAGATCGGCAAAAGCACATTTGCCGCTGGCGCAGACTCGCCAATTTTCTTGCCGATCAAAGGAGAGGAAGGCGTCGACGATCTCGATGTGGCGAAATTCCCACGCGCCGAGACGTTTGACGATGTTCTGAATGCCGTCGCGACGCTCATCAAAGAGGAACATGAATACAAAACGTTCATCATTGATTCGGCATCTGCGCTCGAACCTGTCATTTGGGCGAAGCTATGCGCTGAAAACAAGTGCGACTCAATCGAGAAAGTCGGCGGCGGTTACGGCAAGGGCTATATCGAAGCAGCGAACAAGTGGCGGGAATTGATGGAGGGACTTGATATGCTCCGCAAGAAAGGCATCGCCGTCATTCTGATCGGACACGTAAAAGTGAAACGATTTGACGATCCGCTCGGAACTTCGTTCGACCAATATCAATTCGACCTGCACGAGAAAGTGCATCTCTCGCTACAGCGTTGGGCCGACTCAATTCTGTTCGCCAATAACGAGACAGTCGTTAAGACGGAGGAGGTCGGATTCAACAAGGAAAAGAAAACCGGTAAGGACATTACCGGCGCTCGATTCCTGTTCACACAGAAGCGTCCGGGTCATCCGGGCGGCGGGCGCGGCGTTTACGGACGCCTGCCTTATAAACTACCGCTGGAATATTCAGCATTCATGGACGCGGTTTCAGCCGCTGCCGCAGTCAAATAATAACAAAAAAGGAAATAAAAATCATGTCAGATATATCACAAATAATGGGCGGATTTAACGCCGACGAATACACGGAACACAGCAACGATGATACACCGCTTCCAGCAGGCGAGTATTATGTAGAGGTCGAGAAGGCCGAATTGAGGGAGACCCAAAACAAACAGGGGACTGGATGTAATGTTCAGTTTTCCGTCCTTGGATCCGTCGCTGATAACTCACACAAGGGCCGCAAAGTCTTTGTTTGGTATAACCTACAGCACTCAAACGAGACCGCGCAGAAGATTGGGCAATCCGAGTTTCACGCGCTCCGAATTGCTATAGGTAAGCCGACGGCACAGGACACTGACGAGCTAATCGGCATTCCGCTCATCGCCAAAGTCACAATCGATAAGAAGGACTTGACGAAAAATAAGATAGTCAAATACACGCCGATTGCAGGCCGCGGTGCCGCGCCAGCGCAATCAGCTCAAACACCTCCACCGGTTGCCGCACCAGCAGCAGCCGCAACTAAAACTAAAATGCCTTGGGATTAAGATTATGAATATTGATAAACTAGCAGCACAATTAGTTAACGCGCGCGCCGAAGAAGCAACCGCGAAACTCATTCGCATTGAATGCGAGGAAGCTATCATCGCGCAATACGATTGCGCCGAATCTGGAAGCCAAACCATAAAAACTAGTAACGGCCTAAAGTTGACTATCAAAACCGGGTTAAACTACAAAGCTATGACCGACATGTTGCCGGACGATCTAAAAAAGACCGTCACCAAGACGACGCTTGACGAGAAATCCTATGAAGCTCTGCGCAAATCCGATCCGATGGAGTTCTCGCGCGTCGCTCAATACGTGACCACCACACCTAAGAAATCAGCCGTCTCGGTCGCAGTCATCTAACCCTCAACTCAATTGTCGGTGCATCCGGTGCAGGTTAATTCGGAAGCTAAGTGCACATAACCAATCAAAAACTCCAGCCGACGCCTTTTTT